AGCAGTCGTGTTGCCTAGGTCGATCTCTTCCCAGCCCTTGACTAGGGCAGCACCGGAATCGTCGTCTAGCAGAACCTGCATATCCCTGGCACGGTATAGCACACCTGCAGCACCCTCAGTGACTGCCTGAGACGGCGCAACAGCGTACAGCACTCCATTTAGCCAGTGGAGACCACAAGCTCCTGGAAGGTCGCCTATGCGGTTTCTGAGGATAGTGGCGTAAGCTCTGCGCTTGGTAAAGTTAGCAGTCGGATCGTAGATGTCTACGTTAATGTCTTTGAAACTGGTAACTAAACCAGACACTACGTGAGTGCCACCTAGGTTAATCTTAACCAGAGTGATAGCATTACGGAGTAGCTCTTCGTTGACGCAAGCTATGACAAAGGAAGTGCTAGAAATGACTTCCACCACTGTGCCTAGGAATACGTTACGGTAGCCATCAGGATCCGGAGCTAGCGAGTAAATAGGAGCTTCTACGCGGAGCAGGTCTACAACAGCAGCACCAGCAGTTCTAGTACCAATGAATTGGTCGGATAGGTGTTCAAGTAGCGATTCGAGCAGCACGACGTTACCTAGCAGTTCTTCTTGGGTAGCGACATCGTCGCCAACAACCAAGCCATGCGGGTAACTGGTGTTAATTACTCTGTAAGAAGTAACGTCCGCCTCGGTCCGAGCATCGTAGGGCTCGTATCCGTCAATACGGGACATGCCATCAACGGTAGTACGCTCGTAGTTTAGGCAGTCAATCAGGCTTCCAGGCTGTGCCGCGGGCTTAGGTGTGGACAAATCCAGACCCAAGTTCATGGTCAACAGAATCGGGTACAGGCCTTCCTCAACCGCCATAGTATACACTCTCAGCAAAGCGAGGAGCAACAGACAGATCTCTGTCCATATACGTCATCATCTTCATGTAGTTCCTGTTAGCTTGTTGCCACAGGCCGTTGTCTTTGTCGTAGTTTGCGTAGCTAGCAACAGCCTTCCAGTAAATAGCCTGATGGAACTTAGGTGCTAGACCGCGCGGTGTATCAGAATAAGCAGTCAGTACTTGGGGTAGCAAGTTAGCGTAGGCTGAGATAACTGCGTTATCTTTCAAATTTGGGTAGAAGTGCACGAAGCCTTCAGGGCTCACAGTGTACTGTCTCGGACGACCGTATTCGTTCTTCAGGTCAAAGTGCCAGTTCTTCCACGGCACGTACTTGATCGGGAACTCGGAACCATCGATCAGCAGATTAACATCTTTCTTGACCAAAGCATCAATGCGGGAATCGATCTCACTGACTGCGTAGCCAGGGCCGACTGAGATTCTAAAGCTTTGTGGATCCGGAGCAAGTGTATCCTCGACGAATTCCATGTTAGCTAGGACGACGGACAAGTCCTGATCTTCTGTCACGTCTAAAAACAGTTCACCGGTACCCAGAGTAGAGTCACCAGTGATGAAGTAGCCTTCGTCGACAACCGGAATAACGATGTTGCCGTTGAAGTATTGGTTACCTGCAAAACCAGCCCCCGCAGGATCGAGGGCTGATTTAACACGAATTCTCGGACGCAATGTGCTAACCACAGCTACGTTCGAAAAGAACCACTCTTTATTATCTGCCTGGATATCCTGCCAAGCCAAAGACACCCACGACTTAAATCTGTCGTACATCTTCGACCCATTAGGGTTAGCAAAGTCAGCCGAAGTCAGCGGATCTAGCTCTACTCCCGCTTCCTTAACAGCCTCGTTTACCAATTCCAGATAGTTCATAAAGTCTCCTTAATTAAGCGTTAGCTAGTTTAACGTCGTTCTCTGCAGCTGGGCTAATCAGATCATCCATATCCAACTTTAGGAAGCCTTCCTTCTTAGCCTCTAGCAGCTCAGCGTGGCTAGGCCAACGACCGAACAGTTCTCTGAACTTCATGCGAGGACGCATAGCTGCTTCCTTGCCTCGTTCAAAGCCAGGTCTCGGATCCGGGCCTGGATTCATTGCAATAACTTGGAACGGATAGCACATGACTTTCTTGTATTCCCACGCATCTGCACCAGTCGGGCCAGCGTTAGGATTCTGCACCAGGCGTTCTTCGACAGAGTCGTTTAGAACACCAACCACTTTAATCGGAACATCGCACTCAACGCCTCGTGGCACTGTCACGTTGTAACCGTTGGCACCGATATACACAGGGTTGTTAGTAGCGCCAGGCATAGGATCGCGGTGAATCGAAATGCGAGCCCAGCCAGGTTTAGGACCTGTGCTGTTGTCATCCACAATTAGAGCCATATCACGCGATTGTCGCTTGGCCTTAATCATCTTGATGATATCTTCTTTTGATGCATCTTTAGGCAACGAAATACGATAAATAGAAGCGTACTTACGAGCCTGTTGAATTGTCATATCGTCGAAATCAATATCGACATTTTCATTTTCTTGGGACATTCTTGTCATCTCCTTTAAGGGGTCGGAGCCCTATCACTAGAGCCCCGACATTATTACAACACTTCAGCTATTAAGCCTTACCAGCAGTACCAGCAAAGTCAACGTTAGAAGCAGTGACACCATACTCATAGAAACGCTTGAGGTTGGAACCGTCAACCGCAGTCTTCTGAGCACGCTGGAACGTAATCGACACAACTTTAGCAGCGGTCGAGGCAGTCGGAGCAGCCAGAGTACCAGCGGACTGAACGTTGTCGATCAGAACCGGCTGTGCGTAGACAGCGATCAGCTTAACGAAACCAGCCAAAGCAGCAATGGTAGCAGCCGAGCTGTTCACGCCAATGCACTGACCGGCAGCATTGAAGCCAGCGTACATCGTGGTGGCAGTCAGGGAAATGTCCTTGTGCAGTTTCCAGTCCGCAGCAGCGGCCAGGTTACCATACTCGGAGATTTCAGCCAGACGGGCCGGGTTAGCACCCGAGGTCAGAGCTTTGTGGTTCAGAAACGCGACAGCACTGTCAGTGGTGCCAGCGACTTTCGCCACAGCGCCTAGACCGTCGCCGTTTTCGCCACGCAGGTTGGCAAGAATAGCGACGTTCAGGGTTGAACCACCGTTGGCCACGTCGGTGTATGTAGTACCGGCGGGGATGGTGACAGAAATCGACTCTTGACCAGAGCCAACAGGACCGGCTTTATTGCCGTCCAAAAACACTTTCGAATAAAAAGCCATTTAAATTATCTCCTTATAGCCTAGATTAGGTCAGCGAACGAGCAGCAGCTTCGATGCGGACGCCCCAAGCTTCGTTGAGACGGGTAACAACGTACCACATCTTCCAGCTCATGAAACCACGCTGGCCTAGCGGATCTTCGTAGCTATCGCCCATCTTCGGGTTCTTGACGGCCATTTGAGCCGACTCGTAACCTTTAAGAGCAGTGACGCCGAAAAAGTCTTGACCAACAACCACAACCGGGAACACGTCCACAGCGCCGTTCGAACCGAGAACGTCGGTGGCAGCACCAGCACCAGCGGTCGAAGTACCAGCACCGTAGAACGGGGCCAGATGCGGGGTCAGGATGAAACGGATGTCTTCAAACTTACCGATTTCCTGATCCATCAGGGCGGAAGTCGAAGCATACTTTTCACGCGGCACAAAGCCAGTCAGGTCGCGCAGATCGGCTTCCAGATTGGTGTGGCCGAAGGCAATGTAGCCAGGAGCAACCGGCTCAGTGGCTGTGTTGAGCGTGGCCGAGATCATTTTGGTGATCGGCTTGCACAGGTTGCCTTTGAGGACACGCTGGGCTAGACGCAGGTCGGCCGTTGACCGTGGCACGCGAAGTGGCAGTACCCGTGTAAAGCACGTTGGTACCAGCACGCAGAACGTTCCAGATCAGGCCTTCTTTAACCTGAGCAGCTTGTTCAGCAAGCAGTTCCGACATCTGATTCAGAATCGGATCTTCGTGGGTGTCAGCGATGACATCCGAGAACGCAACCCAAGCACCGTACTGGCTGATCGAGGTGGTCACGTCTTCGAAGCGCATAGCTTGCGGAGCCGGGGTGACGCCTTCAGTCAGAGCAACGAGCGAGGTGTCGAACGGAATAGCACGACGCCACTTGATTGTCTGCGACTTATTTTTAGGCAGGGGCTGGGAGGTAGCGAATCTCTCCAGGACTAGGATCGGCTGAGCGTGGGCCAAAAACTTGGCTACCGCGTAGATGCCGACGCGCGGCGAGATATCGCCGTACTGCATACCATTAAAAGACATATGTGAATCTCCTTAGTTTATCTTGATCCTACTGGTTTGACTAGTAGGTCCTTGTACATCTTGTTGAAGTAAGCTTCAGGGTCTGTAAAGTTGCCGGAAGGGGACGACGGTCCTTCACTTCCTGGTGTTCTTGTTTTCAATTTACGTTCCCGTGCTTCTTGAACCGGAGAAGGTGTAACAACTTGGCTTCGGCCAGTCGCTTTGTTGAATCTGTCAATTGCGATCAGAACGTCATCGGCCACTGCTGATTCTGCCATTTGTCTCATAGACGGAGAGATAGTTTGCTTCCATTCATCCCACTCAGGAGATCTGAAAATCTCTGGAGCTTCGGGCGCTTCATGCACCAGTATATCCCATTCGTATCTTAGACTAGCTTCCTCTTCTTCCTGGCGGAAGGTTTCTGTCACAACTCGAGCAGCATCAACGCTACTTCTTTGTGCCGACTTCATAGCAGCAGAGATAGACTTCTGAATAGCCGCAGCTAGTGTAGGGTCTGTCTCTCTGATGATAGCCAAATGTTCATTGTCGAATGCGTCGTTAGAGGCATCGTCTCCATTTTCGTTTGTTGCGGCGGATCTCTCGGCCATTTCTTGCAGCTTTTTATCCAGTTCTGCCAGCTTGCGCTGCAGTCCCGGAACTCGTCCAGCATCAGACTTAAGCCTGTGGTCAACGTTGCGAGCTTCTTCGAGTTGCTTTTTAAGGCTCTCGACAGTCTCTTCGTTGTCTCCGCTTTCAACATCATCATCAGTGCGGAGCTCATCGCCCGGCCCATCAGTCTCTGTCGGTTTCTCAAGATCTTCCTGATCTTGGTCTGTTGCTAGATCCTCTTGTGTAGGACCGGTCTCAGTTTCTTTCTTGTCTTCCTCAAACTCAATCAAAGTGCTTAGTGTCTTTGAGTCTTGGTCCTGGATGGCTTTAGAAACTTCATCATAAAACTGCTGTTCGACATCTTTTGTCATTAGTAACTCCTATTAGCGGGTCGGCATGTTGCGGACGGATTTTTCAAGGGCAATGATCGTCTTTGCTAAGAGGATCTGACCTCTGATTTTATTAGACTCGTCGTGAGAGATGTCACCACATAACATCGCGGTTAGCCACTCAAGTTTGTCATGGAGGTGGGCCTTAAGCAGATGCCAATCTTTACCAGCAAAATTGATGTCTTCTTCGGGGCGGAGGGACGTACTCGTCAAGTCTGAATTCATATTTAGATTCCTG